GCAATGGCAGATGGCCTGCACTGGCCGGCAATGGTGCGATTTTGTATCATTTGACCCACGGATGCCGGAGCATATGCAGCTCTACATCCATCAGGTCGAACGCGACCAAAAGATGATCGACAACCTTGAGGCAGAGGTAATTAAGTTCCTAAAGGACATGGACGATAAAATCGCAAAACTAAACAATCTGTATGGAGACAAAAATGGCGTATGAGCGCAAAGAAGGTCAGGGCAGCATTTTTGGCAACAAGGACAAGAAGTCTGATTCGCACCCTGATTTTACCGGAGAGGCTCTTTGGCGCGGCGAAGTCATTCGTATTGCGCTTTGGAAGAAGCGCGACAAAAACGACAAGACTTGGCTGAGCGTGAAGATTTCTGAGCCCTATAAAAAGGCTGAAAGTCAGGAACAGGCAAAACCAGCAGCGCGGCCTGCCATTGATGACGATCTGCCTTTCTAATGGAAAGGGACGATCTTCTCCAAAACGTAATTAGACAAGAAGCGCAAGATCGGCATGATGCCCACAAAGATCACGCATCTTCTCGCCCCTTGTCAGATAATTACGAACTAATCGGCCTTTTGGGAGAAGTTGAGTTTGGTAAACTCTCCGGCCAAATGGTTGATCTTGAGAGAAGGCTCGACGGAGATAAGGGGATTGATTTTGTTGTACGTCTGAATTTTTCCGTCGATGTCAAAACAGCAAGAAAAGCCTATCATCTCATTCACGAAGCGGGCAAAAATTTTGCCGACATTTACGTACTGGCGCAATACGATGATGAAACTAAAACGACGGAGCTTCTTGGGTGGGAATGGGGCGCAGTACTGGCGCGAGCGCCGGTAAAAGACTTTGGATACGGAATCAAAAATCACTACATCCCGGCAGATAAACTGAAGCCGATGAGCGATCTTATGAGAAGGATGAGCCGATATGGACAATTCTCACCCGTTAAGTGAACAATATAGAATCATCGCCAAGAAGTACGTCGAGGCAGATGCCGCCGCGTCAATCTTGGAAGAAACCAAAAGCGCCATACTAGCTCAGTGGATGGCAGATGAGGGCGATATGCCTGTCAGCCGAGCTGAAATGCTGGTAAAGGCGTCAGATAAGTGGCGCGATTATATCGTTGAGATGGTTGATGCGCGTAAAAAGGCGGCGCTGTTGAAGGCTCAACTTGAATACATCCGGATGCAGTTCTCAGAACAGCAATCCCGTGAAGCAACGCAAAGAGCGGAGATGAAGCTATGACTGTTGATATTGAAGAACTGGAAGGTCTGATCGATTCGGTCGTGGATGCCAAACGGATAATGGAGTTAACAGAAGAAATAGCGGAAAAGCTCAATGGGGAAAGAACAATGGTCGTCCTTCCCTTGGTTGGGTTGCTGTCCGCTCGTGTGATCTTTAACAGCACGGACAACAGAAAAGACGCGATCGCGGCTCTTGCTATACAATTTAACAAGTCTCTTGAAATCGTATCGCTGATGTATGATGAGGCTGAAGAGGAAGCCGAGGACGCAACAGTTCAATGAAACGAATACGCATCACAGCAAAAACAAGGGCCGAAATCTTTATGCGACATGATGGCATATGCCACTTGTGCAAAATGAAAGTTGTGCCCGGTCAAGAATGGGACGTGAGCCATGAAATCCCTCTCGAATGCGGTGGTGCTGACGATGCTTCTAATTGGCTGGTTGCTCACCGCCGTTGTCATCGGACGCATACTGCTACTGTGGATGCGCCAATGATCGCTAAAGTTAAGAGGATACAGCAGCGGCATCTTGGTGCCAAAAAATCTCGATCGCCAATGCCATTCGGTAGGGGATCGAAGTTTAAGAGAAAAATGGATGGCACCATAGTTAGGAGAGAATCGTGAAATTCTTAATCACTATGAATATGCCCAGTGCCCAAGGATACTTGGTGCATCAGGTGACGATTGAGCATCATGCAGCTTCGTGCCGACAGTTGTGCGAGATGCTCAATAACGACGTGTTCATTATGGGTCGCTTGTTTTACAGGAAGAAAACTCCCGGCATGGAAAATGTCTGGCAAGATAGAGGCGACATCATTCTGAATACATCTCACATCGGCAAGGTCGCCGAATTTGTTGAGTTTGAGAAGGAGTACGAAGAAGATGAATCACAAGGATATACTGACAACCGCCGCCCATACTCTCACGGAACGAGGCCACCAATACGGCCCCGTGGAACTGGCTTTTGATCGAGCCAGCAAGCTGGCGTCCATCCGCTTAAATCGTCCAGTCAGCATGTACGATGTCGCAGTCGTCATGTCTTGCGTTAAGCAAGCTCGACAGACGGAGAACCCCACACTTGTTGATTCGTGGGTCGATGACGTAAACTACACCGCTATCGCTGGGCAGTTCGCTCAAGCTCAATTTGGCTCATTAGAGGACGACATCGCCGCTATGGCAAAGCGGTTTGCGCCTAGACGGGAGAATACGAATGCGGAAAACAGTGGCGACACTAACGGCGGCGGCGCTTATGGCGACCGCCCTGACGCACCCTCTGGCGGCTGACGAATCAGCAGCAGATTTCTTCCGGAAAGATCGCGAATATTGGAGCCGGGGGCTAAAAGCCCCCGACGCCTCTTGGGCTGGTGGTCTGTACTTCAAACCATCAGACCCGTCTAAAGCTAAGGTTGCCGAGATGGTGGCCGCTGAGGCTAGAGCTAGGCTTGGCGAGAAGCATGTGGAGTCGGCTCTTCGTCTGACCAAACTGGAGAGCGGTTATCGGTGCCACGTTCTAGGCCCTAAAACACGCCACGGACGGGCTGTGGGGCCGCTACAGGTGCTACCGTCCAGCGCGCAGGCTTTGGGCGTCAGCGACCTCCATAATGACTGCAAGGCCCAGATCACCGCCGGCATCCTCCACATGGAGAAGTGCCTCAGCGTTGGGGCCAAGACCTACAACCAGCTTGCTGCTTGCCATGTGGCCGGCTGGGGTGGATGGAACAAAAGGCTTAACAAGCGAGCTGAGTGGTACAAACAGAAGTACATCCGCATGGCTCAGGCATCGAGGGTGCCATCATGGGCGGGGACATTATCAACATGGTAGAGACTGCGCTGTTCTTAGGAATCGTCATAATGGCTTGTGTGACGGCTCTCGTGGTCGGAGGAACGATCCTGCTCCTCATGATGGGGTGGGATTTAGGAATAAGCCTATGGAGCAAAATCAAATATTGATGGAGATCGAGATATGACGCCTAAAGATGAAAAGTTGATGATTAAGATGTGGCTGGATGGAAAGACCGGCCTTCAGATCGCCGAAAAGCTCGGGCTCACCCGCAATGCGGTTATGGGGAAACTCAAAAGGCTGCGGGACAGAGGATTGATCGAATATAAAATGGTTCCAGCCAAAAGAGCCGGGCGCAACCAAAAGAAAGCGCAAGCGAACCTTCTTTATTTCCCGATTAAGAATCGACGCATTTTGCGGGAGGTGAAAGAAGGCAAACGAGAAGCTCCAAAGATTTTTATATCTGAGGAGGCAAAAAACCTTCGCAAATCTCCTGTCAGGTTCTTTGACCTAACCAACACCTCCTGCAAGTTTGTCATCAACGATGGGGAACCGCAGAACTTTCTTTTCTGCGGAGACGATCGAAAGGACGGTAGCAGCTACTGTGAGCGGCATCACAAAATGTGTTATGTCGCCGGCTCAAGTGATGAAGAACGCAATCGCGCTAGAAAGAGAAAGAGATTGAAATATGATCGTTCAGCTCAACCCGCCTATACCCATTAGGACTCCGGATGGTCGAGCTTTGGCTCACGTTCTCATTGATTACGGCCCTGAATACGATCTTCTTTGGGTGGCTTTTCATGAGAACGGCGAATGCTGGACGTGGAACAACAAGGATATACGGGCCGATGAGAACATTACGTTCGGACGAAAAATCGCCAAAAGAAATCCCGATGGGAAGCGGGTGGCATGATTCCTACGGGTGGCTGCGACGGGACGATCTCGATGAAGCCTATACCGGCTTCATGTACGAGACGCCGGACGGCCACTTAATACGATCGGTCGATCCTCGCCACAAAGACGGGATGTTCCTCGACAAGTACATCATCGAGGACACCGGCGAAGCCATCTATCAGATCAGCAAAATTCCGCGCATCTTCTCTCGAAAGAGAAAGATCAAGGAACTTTAGCCTCAAGCGCCTTTACTCTTGCTGTTAAATCCTGAACAGCATTTATCAGGGCGTAGACAAGCTGAGACGTATCAAGATTGAGAAGCTGCGTTCCTTCATAGTTGTAAGTCCCAACCATTGAAGAGAACGGAGTATCTTGCACTTCTTGAGCAATTAACCCGATGTATGTTTTGCCGTTTTCTGGCGTGCCATATAGCCCGTTATATTGATAGCTAACCGGACGAAGAGTCAGAAGGGCATCAGCAGAAAGCGTGTAATCCTGAATGTCCTTCTTCACGCGAACGTCAGATGTCGCGATCCAAGAGCCACCACCCGGCTTTGCCGCATCCGTGCTGTTTACTTGAAACAAACTGGTGGTGATATTCATGACCTGAGTGTTAGATATATTTCCAACTTCCCAGTTCAATTTCGTCCCGCTATCAGACGAATACATAGAGCAGTATGCACTAAAATTAATAAACGTGTGGCCTCCGAAGGAAGCAAAAGACGCATTACCAGACGAAAAAGTATACCCAGTTCCGCTACCTGTTCCTACGGTTGCGGTTACTCTACCAAACGATCCGTCTCCAGTCGTGCTGATTGAAGTGTTGCCGCCAATAGACCCGCCAGTGATGCTGACATTGTTAGAGTTCTGCGTGGCGATGGAGCCGAGGCCCAAGCTGGAGCGAGCGTTGTTGTCACTAGAAATTCCAAAGCTAACAGCCACTGCGCCCGTGGAAGGGCTTGCGGAAAGGCTGAAACCAGACGCGGAGCTGGAGGCAGAAACAGACGAAACAGCGCCTCCAGAAGCGCTAAGCTGACCGCCGGAAAGCGTCAATCCAGACCCGACGCTGATCTCTTCTATAGCGCCCGTGCTGGCCGTCGTGCGGCCCAGCAAGCGCCCTGTAGCGACCGTAAGGCCGGAGCCGGTAACAGCGCCAGACGCCGCTGCACTCAGGTTAGAGCGAGCCGTAGCAGCGTCCGTACCGCCCGTGCCGCCACTAGCTACCCCGAGCGTGCCAGCAAGAGTCACAGCACCGGCAGAAGCCGAGCTTGGCGTCAAACCCGTCAGGCTTGTCTGGAACGTAGTAACACCACCAGCAGAACCTGTAGCAGCAATAGTGATCGCGCCGTTTCCGTTGGTGATATTTATATTGGAACCGGCGGTCAGTGTAGCTGCTGTTAGCCCCCCGGCGTTGTTTCCGATCAGGAGCTGACCGGGGGTGTAGGTCGTTGCGCCAGTCCCACCGTTCGCGACCGAAACCGGTGCCGAAAGAGAAATCGTGCTACCGACGACCGATATACCGCTGCCGCCAGTGACCGGCGAGTTGTCAGCCAGATAGACGCCTGCGGTTGCCTGATCGACCCATATGAACGTGTAAGCGGCGTTTACAGCCGAAACGAACTCGACGCCAGCTCCGGCGTTTTTTAGGGAAATCGTATACCCATTTCGCGTCGTGGCGTCCGCGACAACAAAGAGACCCGAGATCGTGGACGGAAAGAAGATGTTGACGTTGCCGGAGAGCGAACCGGAAAGATAAATGCGTACATTTCGACACTGGGTCGTCGTCAGCGTCACATCGACATTCGTCAGAGACACCGAATGCGTGCCGCCAAAAGCGCTGTCGATGGTGTCCCAGTTCGTGTTAACAGGAACGGTCCAGCCGGTAGGATCAGAAGCATAGTCCTGATAGGCGGGCTTCTCGATGCCTTTGTTCGTTGTAAAGCTGGAGGTCATTTTGACACCCTTCAGATGGCTTTGTTAGCGACTTCAAGCGCCTTGGCGATGTGATTGTCCGGCGCATTTAACAACGGTTCGGTCGTCTTGTTGAAGCTCTTTTTGGCCCGCTCAGCAGCGCGAACCAGAGCGTCAGCCTCGACATCAACGCCGACGCGACCGCCAGTGGCGCGGCCTATACGGCCACCGAAGGCACGCTGCCCATCGTCAGCCGCCTGATCCTCGGCCATCTGACGGGCTAAGATGCCCGTTGTGTGATAGAGCTTGTCATAGACGATTTTCGCAGCGCGAGACTCATCCATCATCCTGCTGAGTTTTGCAAAACTTTCAGGCGTCCCTTCGGTAATGAGAGGAATCATTTTTTGAGCAACAGCTCGCTCTCCCGCGTTATAAAGAGCGCGACCACCCATACCTGCTGCCCCAAAAACTGCCGCCTTTGCAGCAACATTTGATGGCAAGCCCATAGTCTGCATCAAAATCTGATTGGCTGCGGCAACAACCTCAGAACCCGCACCAAGAGTCGCGCTAACTATACCAGCTCCCGCTAGGTCGGATATTTTTTTAGACCCAGACCTCACCATAGCCTCTTGAAGAGCAGCCGCTTGATTTACAAGATTTTCGCTAAGAACCTTGCCTCTAAGTTGGTCAAACTTCTCAGGTCCGAGAGCAAGCTCAAGACGCTCGCGATACACGGGCTTCATGGTCATCTGCTTTACAACAGAGCCTATGTTGCCGGCTGCAATTTGATCTTGAATGTTCTGCATAATACCGTATGCAAAACCCTCTCTTTGCAGAGGGCTCATACGCTCTACAGCAGAGACAATTTGACCCTGCTTAAGTTCGGGCATGTTCTTCAAGAAATCGTAACCGGCCTCAACCGAATTTGTAGCTCCAATAGCTTCGATGTGCGCGTTACGGGCGTCCTTATAGGACGGGACTAAATCATCCAGCCGCTTACCCAAAGCCTCTTTAGTGCTGGTAGCCGAAGTCAAAATGACATCTCGGGGGGCGTCAGCCCTCTTCTCAGCACGGATAGTTCGGCCAAGATTTTTGTAAACCTGATTATAAAAGGCCAAATTTCCGGGAATTTCTTGCGTTTGCGAAACAACCGGATTTCCAGAAGCGTCCAGCAAAGGTTGACCGTTCGGCCCCTTAACAACCTGCGAACGCGCCGGCTGAGGAACCACAATGTTGAAATCTGGGTTCGTAATCGCGTCTTTTTTTGCCTGCTCAATAGCATCCATAAAGACAGGATACTTTTCTAAATCCGCGAACTGTCGCGGAGATATAGATTGAGCTTGAGGATGTTGCTTACTCAGCTCATACAAACGGCTTGTTTCATCCGCCGTCTCAGCAGCAATCTTTCCCTGATACCGCGAAGCGGAGAGAGGCGTGCCTTCTTGCGTCAGTTTGCCGAGAAACTCACCGGTTCTCTGGCTAGTAAGGTCACGAACCTGCGTAAGGTCTGGGCCTTCAGCCAAACGCCGAGCGGGGACCGTTGACTCCATGTTGTAGGAGTCAACTGTCTTTGCTAAATCCTCTTTAGCCGGCGCTGTCCTACCCGGCAGGTAACGAGCGCCTTTTAAGCCAAGCGCGCTAAGGCTAAGCCCGGATACTGTCCCCAGAACCTTGCCGGTCGCCGGATCAAAATTTTGATCTTCAGCCAGCTTCTCCCCAGCTTTCGCGCCAAGCCCTGTGCCAACGCCGAGAAACGTTCTGCCAGCCGCACCCTTGAGAGGTCCGACAATAAACTGCCCAGCCGTCTCTGCGGCCTCGCCAGCATATTCGCCGGGGCCAGTTTTGGATTCATAGCCCAAGAAGGGGGCAACCTTCTTCATAGCAGCAGAAACGCCTTCATAGGTCGGAAGGCCGCTCCGAGAAATATACCCAGCTTCCTGACCCTCTCGCAAAGCAGAACCAACAGAGGGAACATATTTATCGAGAAGCGCCTGCCTACCTTGCGCCGCCATGTCAAAGAGCGATGGCTGACTGGCCGCCCCAACCATTTGCTCTTGTGTTCGAGGCGTTACAAATCCCTGCCTTACGAGAAAATCGGTGGCTTTCTGCACGCCGGCTGAAGGCAGACTTCGACCAACTTCCTCCATAGTTCCGGGAGTTCCAAGCGTACCTGCGACAGCCCCTATAGGGAACCTTGTCGCCGCACTGGCACCAACATCCTTCAAGGTGTCGAGAGTCTGCTGCTTACGTTCAGCTTCAGGGTCTTTGTATGCGCTTACTTCGCTTTCGTAGCCCGGAAGCCTGTTAAAGCCAAAAGCCTGCGATTGCGCGGACGGCGGACGATAATATTTAGACAAGTCATCTTCTTCGCCACCAGCCGGAACTGATGTCGTACCTTCAGCCGGAGCCGTAGTCGGCGGCTTGTAATACTTCAGGAGGTCTTCATCTTCGTCCATTACTGACCTCCTCTGAAGTAAAGGCTAAATCCGGGGCGCAGACCATAATCTTTGCCAATTTTTTCAATTTGAGCAGCCGTAACAGGCCTTCCGTTCGGCCACTTTCCGCTGACAAGGGACGGAAACAGTTCAGGCTGATCCTTGTCGATCATGAGCTGCTGAATAACTTTAGCTTCCTTATCATAGGTAGCTATAGGATGCAGACGTTCAAAGTCAGACGAAGCGCCCTGCATCACGTTATCCGAATCCTTGGCAAAACGGTTAGCATGATTTGACCTATCAAGAAGACGACGCTGCATGGTCATAACTTCTGAGATAAGTTTAGAATACGCTTCCTTATCCATACTCGGATTGGCTATGGCATTGGACAGCTTCTCCAGAGCAGCAAAGCTCTCCTGACCGCCTTCTCTTGCGCGAGAAGCCGCAGAAAGCGTCCTGATTTTCTCAGCAAGCTGTTGGGTTACTTGGGCACTATCACCAATGTCCCCCGTGCCACCGAGAGCCTTAATAAATGTGTTTACAGCACCAATTAAGGCAGCTCGCTCTGGGAATGCAGTGCCTGCCGTTCCGATACCCGTGACGTTGGCAGCTTTAGAAAGTATGCCGGCAAGTTCCTTAAATTGGCGCAAATCTTCGCGAGCCGCTTCAGCGCCTGTTCTTGTGTTTTTGAGGTACTCAGGAGCGAGCATTGTCGCTCCCTGAGTTGTGCCCACCCTCAAATACTGACGGCGATCACTC